ACCCTTTGAAAAAGGGTGAGGCAGGTAGGGGCAGGGTGAGGCAAAAAACAACCTTTTCCTTATGAGGAGGTGTTTTTTCAGATTTTAGAAAAGATGTCATTCACCCTCACCTAATTCACCCACCCTCACCCAGTTTTTTAGTTTCAATTTTTTTGAGAATTGAAATTAAAATATCTATCCAATATAGAAAAGAATGCCTATCAAAGTCCCACGCCCACCTATCAAACCCGTAGTGGATTTAGCGAAAAAGGTGCTTCCCGCTCTTTGCCCGAACCCGAATGTGTCAATATCTCCCCTACCCCCTAAAATTACTTTCGGTTGTCGTTAGGACAACGTAGTCGTTTTTTTCTCCATTTTGTGTATGCGGATATACAAAATGGAAACCAAAGAAAAAGTGTTAGAATACACAGAACCCTTACCTTCTCCTACCTGTGTGCCTCGTTATTCTCGTCGTCCTTTAGCACCACTCTCCTTTGCCTGCGTCAGCGTTGAACTTCCAAACCTGCCCGTCCTTTGCCGTTCTGTGATTGAAGATGAGGTCGCCGAAGATGTTCTTGAGTAGTTGGAGGTCGCTCGTTGCCCTCTCTAATTCTGCGACCTTTGCCTTGAGTGCCTCGTTCTCTTTCTTGAGTGCCTCAACTTGAAGCGACCTTGTCGTCAGAACAGCAAGTTCTTTCTTCTCCTCCAGTTGTGCGTAGAACTCTTGTAAATCCGAGTGTTGAACCTTGATTTTCTCCAGTTCTGCGAGTGCCTCGTCTCGTGCCTTGATGATGCTTTCTCTGCTGGTAGTCATTTCCCTTGCCTTCTTCTTCTCTTCGTAGTGGGAGGTTTTCTTGTAGGCAGAGATGATTTCCTCATCATCAAAGACATCTTCAATCTCACAGTTCTCCTGAACCCACTCAACGATTTCACCCTCGCTGAAGATGCTGACGGAGTTGTTCTCAACAGCGTAGTCGGTGATTTCGTCATCATCAAAGACATCTTCAATTGCGACGTTGTCCTTGACCCACTCGGTAATGTCGTCCTGACTGTAGATGTCTCCGACGTTGTATGTCTTCTTCACCTGCTCCTGTAAATCCTCCTCGTCCTTGTAGATAAGGCAGTCGCTGTCTCGCAGATAGGAGATTGCCTCGTCTGTGCCGTCAAAGATGAGAACCTCACCGAACGACCCGACAATCTTCGTCATCTCGCCGAGAAACTCTCTTGAAACTGAAACTGAAACAGACGACATATTGCTTGTGTGTGTGTGTTGTTGAACTTGTAGTTTAACTGACTGCTTACATTTAGAGTTGTCAGAAATCTAATTCAATTTTTTTTTTAAATAGAGGAAAAATCATTATCATCAAAAAACTTGAAAAATTGTTTTTTTCAAATTTTTTTAACTGGAATACCGCCTGTAGGTTCCGACCCTACGACCTCGGAGTTATGAGCCCCGCGCGCTTCCCCTGCGCCAAGGCGGTTAAAAATTGAACCGTTATTCAGTTCAAATTATTTACTAAAGGTGTCTTTAAGCAATTATCCCGCAATATTACATACTCATATGTTTCATCATCTTACCTCCGCTGACACCACCGCCAGACACGCCACCACCGCTGACACCACCACCGCTGACACCGCCACCAGAAGAACCCATACCGACTGCCTCCATCAAAGGACGTGCCAACATATTCATCTTATCTTCAACCGAACCACCGACGAGACGGGCAAGACCAGATTTAGCATACTGGGGACGAGAAGAGACAGCAAGAACGTCGGCACGAGACAGAATTGCGGTATAGGTTTGAGAAGTTCCACGCTCAATTGCGAACACACCAGAGTTCATAGTAATCAGCACAAGTTCATACTGGTTCGCAGCGATTGACAGACCAGTATTGTTCTCAAGTTCCACTCTAAACAACAACTGGAACGCACCGATAGACCCTGGAGCATACACGTCGTCCAATTCAATATGGCGACCAAACTCAAGTGCGAGAACAGAACCGCAGAGAGGAATAGACGTAGGTAGAACAGTCGCTCCGTTTGGTCCTGCCTGCGAAGATTTAACTGCCCGCCCACTAAACTCATTCCACGTCTGGTTTGAACCTGCTTCAACCGACATACGCCACAAATCCCACTGCGTCGCACCTGAAAGAAGACCCGCCTTGTTGTTGAATGAAATGTTGATATTCCTAATAGGAAGAAAACTGTCAGAGTCGCAGGGCGTCTGGTTTGCCTGTATCTTACGAGCAACAACAATCATTTTATCAGGCACAGAGTTCAACTGAATACTCTGAAACGTTTGAGTTTTAACCGTCTCGTTAGTGGTATTGAAACTCGCAGCGACCGTAGTCAAGTAGCGGGGATATTCCGCAAACGGCAGAACGTTTCTGGCACTCACAAGGTTAGAAGGTTGGCGGGTCAAGAAGAGCATAAGCAATCTGGAAGACACAACATTACTAACAGTAGCATTTGTGGTAAGATTGAACCAAGGATTAGCAACAACATTTCCAAGAGTTCCTTGGTCGCCGTTGGCAAGACGAATAGCACGGTTTGCCTGACCCAAGTTAAAGACGAAGTTGAGTGTTTGGACGCCATACATCCCTTGGTTGTTCGTTTCAGGGTCGGTCCAAATAAAAGGTGAGAGCATAAGAGGTTCTCGGGTTGTGAAGGTAATAGTGATATTACGAACGGTATTATCACCTGCGTTTGCCTTTGGAGCGTTGCCAGTAATAGCATCAATAACGAAACTGCCTCTGGGTTGAAAATCTTGGTCCAACTCACAGTCATTCCAAGCGGCGTTCGGGTTGTTGTTCGCACCTTGAGCGTCGGTGTAAGACCAATAACTGTCATACTGTGTAGGGCAGGCGTTGTTGTATCGGGCAACTTCACGACGGTCGCCGAAACGAAGCAACTGAAACATAATATCCCGCTGGTTCTGTGAGACGGTGTTGTTGTTGATGGTTGCCTGAATAGTATTACAGCACGAGTGGAAAGGAAAAGGACCAAGAGCAGAAGCATATCCTAAATTGACTACGGACTGACCGACAGGCATATCAGCGGTAATGGTCGCACTAAAGGCAATTGTCATTTGGGTTTCCACCATAATACGTCTGCTAAAAACCGTGGATTCCGACGGAAGTTGGACGTTGAAAGTAATTGAAGAAGAACTGGTAGAAATTGCGTTATACTGCGACGGGGTAATGTTCTGCGCCCCCTTAAAGACCGCATAACGAACTTTGTCGGTAGTCAGCAGAAGGTCGTCTTGAACGCAAATCTTGTCAAAATCAGCACTCGCCATTTTATCTTTGTTTATAATTACTACAAAGATAAAAAAATGAAAGATTTACTCCTAAAATAAATAGTTTCAGGCGTCCTTCTTACGAAACATAATTTTCATAGAACAGGAGCAACCATTCTGTAGAAAGAAGTCGTGGTAGATGCCATATACGTCTTTCCACTGGACGCTAATTTGAATACCGTAAAGCGGAGAGTTGCTTTGAAGGTCAATCATTCTATATTCAGCGGTAGGCAGGTAGAGGACGTTCGGGAAATATTCCGTTCCATTCACTAAATTAACTACTAAATCTGTGATTTCGTTGCTTAAGTTGTCGTTCTGTCCTGAACTACTATTATTATTGCTTAATACTCTCGGAATGCCTATCAATTGAGGCAGAACAGGCAACAACGTAGTTGTGAAGACGAGCGACTGAATAGGGCATAACGTAGCACCTGTGCTATAAGGTTGTTCCATAAATATAGCATTATAGGGCGGACCAGTATTCGCACCAAGTGCGACCCAATTGTTTCCAGCACCTCCCTTTTTGTTAAACACCTTAATTAGATAGTTTGCCTCGCCGTCATTAACGCTTTGAGGGGTAGGGTCGTAGGTGTAATTGTGAATTGCCTGAAAAGATGAGAAGAGTGTAAAGAGAGGATTGTTAAAATAGACAAACCCTTCAGCAGTTCCTACGTCTAAACAATCTTGAGTGAAGAGGTCTGCCTGTGCTACTAAAGTTGCTACTGCCCTTTGAGCGTCCCACAGTAAATAGGGTTCATTACCGGCAATCCAAGTAGCAGGGAGTGTGATAGGGGTAGGAAGAACCGCCCCCGCCTGTGCGATAATATCGGCGTAAGCGTCCTTAAGTGCCTCGTTAATCATACAGATAAACGCCTGAATGTTATTAACCCAGTAGTAAGGTTGAGTATTTGCGACAATATCAGGAGGCACTACTGCTGGTGTAGCGTAAATGTTTGACTGTGGCACATAAATAACACGCTTCTTCGCAATCAATCTGTCAGCAGGAGTAGCAGGAGGGTTATACTCCACGCTCACATAATAGACAGTATTGTTCCAAGGAGTAGGACCGACGCTATTTTGAAGTTCAATCTGTGGGATAAAGAGGGGCATACTACCCGCTGTGTCTAAAGAGAACCTTATGATACTCAAGAAGTAGTCGCTGGGGTTGTCTAAAATAGGACTGCTTCTCACCTCTGTAAATGTCAGGCGGTTAGGTTGTGAGGTTTGTGAGGTGGTTAAAGATGGTTGAATAGTATTCACTACATCTAAATCGTAATACACCTGCGTTGGTTGAGACATCTTTGCTTCTATATCTTACCCTTATATAAAATTATTGCGGATAATGCCTAAATCTCGCTGTAAATAATCCTTTTCCGAACGTTAGGGGTGTAATAATCTAACGTAGGGTGTATTAATCTACCGAATTTAGATTAGTATTGAAATAATAAATTTATTATTCCATTTAATAGTGTATTTTGGTTAGATTATTATCGTATTAATCTCAAATTAGGGGTATTTAATCTAAAAGAGTGGGTAATAATCTAAAAACAGGTGAGGGTGGGTGAATTAGGTGAGGGTGAAGGACATCTTTTTCATTTTCTCAAAAAAAGATGCCTCATAAGGAAAAGGTTGTTTTTTGCCTCACCCTGCCCCTACCTGCCTCACCCTAAAGTTTTTAAGCAGAGGCAACATTCAAGACAGGAGCGTTGGAGCGAAGGACAAAATACTCATATGTGCCTCGCATAGTATTATCAGCAGGAGTAGAAACGAAACCAGTTCCAGCAGTAA